TGGGTTCGTAATCAGCGTATCCGTCTTTTCGGCATCGATACTCCAGAGTGTCGCACTAGAAATAAACAGGAGAAAGCACATGGACTACTCGCGAAAGCCTACGCCCAAAAGGCTCTCAAGTTGGGAGGAGTTTATGCGCTCCGAACAAGGGAGAAGGGAAAGTTTGGAAGGTACTTGGGTGAAATCAAAGTTGGACGGACAACCATTAATAAACTACTCATCAAAGAAAAGTTGGCTGTCGCATACACCGGACAAAATAAAAAAGACATAGCTGCTGCACAAGAAGCTAATCGTTTAGCACTAATAGAAGAAGGGAAACTATAATGAGTAGAATACAAATGGCAACGTTGGTTTGGGAAGAAGAGTATGGCGAAGGTAGTGTGGAGCTAGTAGGACGATTTACTGAGGAGACTACAATTAGCCAACTAGATGCCTTGCAAGATTGGATTGATGTGCTAACTCATCTTTATAGCGAAACCCTAGAAAATTTTGAAACAAAACATTAGGAAAAGAAACTAAGTGAATATTATAACAATAGATTTTGAAACCTATTACGACAAACAGTTTTCGCTAAGTAAACTAACAACCGAGCAGTACGTACGAAGCCCAGAGTTTGAAGTGATAGGACTGAGCGTTAAAGTTAACGCAGGGGAAACAGATTGGATAAGCGGCCCGTTCAATGCAGTTAAAGAGTATTTACATGATAACTATGACTGGGAAAACTCTGCTGTTCTTGCTCATAACACTATGTTTGATGGTGCTATTCTTAGTTGGCTGTTTGATATTCACCCTAAGCTATACCTTGATACGCTGTGTATGGGCCGCGCATTACATGGTACGGAAGTCGGTGGCTCTCTTAAGTACTTGGCTGACATGTACGAGATCGGGGAAAAAGGTAACGAAGTAGGCAACGCTATAGGTAAACGCCGTCGTGACTTTACTGAAGACGAACTCGAACGTTACGGCGACTACTGCATACAAGACGTTGAGCTTACGTATCAGTTGTTTGAGATATTTCTGAAAGTATTTCCAAAGAAAGAACTAAAAGTAATCGACATGACGCTGCGTATGTTTATCGACCCCGTACTGGAGTTGGACGTAGGTAAACTTGAAGACCATTTGGATACGCTACAAGAGCAGAAAGAACACCTACTTGCAGAGTGTGGTATCGAGAAAAAAGAGCTGATGTCCAACCCGAAGTTCGCTAAGGCACTTGAGGCGCTGGGCGTTGTGCCACCAATGAAAACAAGTTTGCGTACGGGTAAGGAAGCCTTTGCGTTTGCCAAGAGTGACGAGGGGTTCAAAGCCCTACAGGAGCATGACGATGCGCGAGTACAAGCCCTAGTAGCTGCAAGAATAGGTTTGAAGAGCACATTAGAAGAGACACGCACCGAGAGGTTTATCGACATTGGTATTCGGGGCACGCTGCCCGTGCCTATCCGATACTATGCCGCACACACAGGAAGGTTTGGCGGGTCTGATAAGATAAACCTACAAAACCTACCCTCACGTGGGCCAAATGCAAAGGTATTGAAAGCATGTATTTGCGCCCCTAAAGGCTACACCTTGATCGAGGCGGACTCTGCGCAGATAGAGGCCCGTGTCTTAGCTTGGTTAGCAGGACAAGTTGACCTAGTTAGAGCGTTCGAGAAAGGCGAAGACGTGTACAAGAAGATGGCGGCTACTATCTACAACAAGAAAGAGGAGGACATAACACCCGCCGAACGCTTCATCGGCAAGACTACTATTCTAGGTGCGGGCTACGGTATGGGTGCCGCTAAGTTCCGCGACCAGTTAAAGGGTATGGGTGTCGAGGTGACTAAGATAGACGAGGAAGAATGTAAGCGCATTATACGGGTGTACCGCAGTGCGAATGGAGGCATATCTCAGTTATGGCGAGACGCACAAAACGCTCTGATGGGGATGTACCAAGGTGAACGGTACGGTGTAGGTAAAGCTGGGGTGCTAAAGGTGTTACCAGAAGTTAATGGTATACGTCTGCCTTCCGGTTTGATTATGCGCTACGACGACCTGAAAGCCGAGGATGGTGAGATGGGCGTACAATTTTCGTACAAAACACGTAGGGGTAGAGTAAATATCTACGGCGGTAAGGTGATAGAAAACGTCTGCCAAGGCATTGCAAGATGTGTAATGACAGACCAGATGTTATTGATTTCAAAGCGGTATCCTATACTTCTTACTGTACATGACTCTGTGGTATGCTGTGTTCCAGATAGCGAAGTTGACGAGGCTGCGGCCTATGTTGGCGAATGTATGCGACACACACCCGATTGGGCACAGGGCCTTCCGGTGCGTGGTGACGTGGAAACTGGAAAAACTTACGGAGAATGTACTGAATGGGTAAACCCACATGGTCATTTAGCAGCATAAAGACGTTCGATCAATGCCCCAAAAAGTATTACCACACCAAGGTACTGAAGGACTACAAAGAAGACTTTAATACCGAAGCCATACTGTACGGTAACGAGTTCCACGAAGCTGCCGAGGTGTATGTCAGAGGAGATGTAGAAGAGTTAGACCCAAGGTTTGACTACGCGCTAACCGCGCTAGATAGACTTAAAAACATGAAAGGCGAGAAGCTCTGCGAGTATAAGATGGGGCTGACTGAGAACCTTGAACCCTGCGGATTCTTTGCTGATAACGTATGGTTCAGGGGTGTTTCCGACCTTACGATACTAGATAGAGAAGCCGGTGTAGCTAAGGTGTTTGACTATAAGACCGGTAAGTCTGCGAAGTATGCAGACAAGGGGCAGCTCGAACTGATGGCGTTAGCTACGTTCAAGCATTTCCCTGAGATAAAAGTAGTGAAGGGCGGCCTGCTCTTCGTGGTATGTAACGCGTTTATCAAAGAGACGTACACTATCGAGAACGAACCAGACTTATGGAAGAAGTGGCTTGGCGAGTACGGCAAGCTAGAGAAAGCATTTGAGGTAGATACTTGGAATGCTAAACCCACAGGGCTTTGCCGCGCATGGTGCGTGGTACTAGAGTGCCCACATAACGGTAAGAGGTAATAGGAGAAAAAGTAATGACGGAGTACACATTTAGCGATACCCCTGTCTATAAGCTACATCGTACAGACGCTCCTGAGACTAGCATAGACGCAGCAGAAGAAGTTTCTAGCGGGAAAATGCTAGCCTTGGTTTATAGCGAAGTTGTCAAAGCGGGGGATCGGGGCATCACCACAAAAGAAATACGCGCTATTTATCCCCACCTCCCTTATAGCAGCATTACCGCTAGGCCCGCTCAACTTGAATCAGATGGTAAGATATATTATCTAGGGGACAAACGTGATAAATGCCGTGTAATTCGTCTTAAGGAGAAAACATAATGCCGTACAAGAATCCAAAAGATAGACCTAAGCAGAAGAACAAGCCTGTGGGCAGTCCCGAGTTCGAGGCTAGGATGGAACGCCAACGCGCTCGACGTAAGATGGATAAAGAAGGTAAGGACGCTAACAAGAACGGCAAAGCCGACAAACGCGAAGGCAAAGACATTAGCCACAAGAAAGCTTTAAGCAAAGGTGGTAGTAACAAGGACGGCGTGACTGTAGAGAGCCGCAGTAAGAACCGCGCTCGAAACTATAAAAAGAAAAAGAAAACAACTAAAAAGAAGTAACCACAGGCGAGAATGATGATAAAACCAGAGCATGAGGTAACACAGATAACAAACGAGTTTCCGACTAATGTATATGATGCAGATTACATAGCCGAAAAAACTGGGGTAGGTGTTGAGCGCCTCATAGAACTAACTGAAGCAGGGTACATACCCCACTATAAAATAGACGGTAACACCTTACGTTTTAAGATAGCTGAAGTTAAAAAGTGGCTAGCTGTGAACCTAGTACACCGAATTGAGGGGAGACCCCTAGAAAACGCGATACGTATAGTGTACGAAGCACCGCCACCAACCGAAAAACCACCGACAAGTATATCTAATTTACCCGCACTACAGCAGATACCTGTGTATGGCTATCAACCGGGGGTTTATTTTTTATGCAAAGAAAATACTGTGATGTATGTAGGGCAAAGTGTAACCCCACACAGCAGAGTGGGAACACATAAAAGCGAAGGCGCAAAAGATTTTGATCGAGTGTATATTTTACCGGTATCAAAATACGAATTAGATGGCGTAGAGTCTGCCTTTATAGAATGCCTTGACCCACCACAACAGGGCCGACACCATGCAACTGGTAAATGTATAAAGCCAGCGAGCAATGAAATCTTTAGCGAAGTAGTAGCAAGGTATACAAATGCAGATAATTGATAACAGGGGCTTGCTCTTGCGGCTTCGCAATCCTGCGAAGATTACAACAGCAATACCAACAAGCAAGGCAGTGGGGGACCACGGCGTTCTGGTTAAATGGGGTGTGGACGAGGCTCGTGTACTTAAGAACTTAAATGTAAAGGACGTACCCTCACCTATTATGGGTATGTACGATTGGCCCGGACGGTATAAACCGTTTGATCACCAGAAAACAACTTCTTCGTTTATGACTATGAACCGCCGGTCCTTCTGCTTTAACGAGCAGGGCACAGGTAAAACTGCTTCTGCTATCTGGGCGGCTGACTTCTTAATGACACAGAAGTTGGTGAAACGCGTACTGATTATCTGTCCTCTATCTATTATGGACTCCGCGTGGCGTACTGACTTGTTTAGTTTTGCCATGCACCGCACCGTAGATATAGCGCATGGGGTCAAGAAGAAACGCCAAGAGATAATTAACGGCGACGCCGAGTTTGTCATTATCAACTACGACGGTGTAGAGATAGTGAAGGAAGAAGTGGCGAATGGCGGGTTTGATCTTATCATTGTGGATGAGGCAACCCACTATAAGAATGCACAATCTAAGCGTTGGAAAGTACTGGCTAGTGTAATAAAACCAGAAACGTGGCTGTGGCTAATGACCGGTACGCCTGCCGCACAGTCACCAGTTGACGCATACGGGCTAGCCAAACTTGTTAATCCTAAAGGCGTGCCTAGATTCTTTGGGGCTTTCCGCGAGATGGTAATGCACAAGGTGACGCAGTTTAAGTGGGCACCTAAGCCGACCGCTACTGATACGGTGTTCAATGCGTTACAACCTGCAATACGTTTTACTAAAGAGCAATGCTTAGACCTGCCAGAGATGACTTACGTTAAGCGCGAAGTGGACCTAACGGCGCAACAGAAGAAGTACTACGAAATTCTACGTAAGCAAATGATGGCTACTGCGGACGGAGAACAAATTACTTCGGCTAATGCTGCGGTTAACATGAATAAGTTACTACAGATTTCGTGTGGCGCGGTCTATACGGATACTGGCGAGACTATAGAATTTGACGTTAAGAATCGCTACAAAGTTCTACGGGAAGTAATAGACGAATCTAGCCAGAAGATACTTATCTTTGTGCCGTTCAAGCATGTCATCAGTATTCTTAAAGAAAAGCTGACCAAAGACGGTATAACAAGTGCGGTTATAAACGGCGAAGTGTCCGCACAAAAACGTACTGCTATCTTCAAACAGTTCCAAGAAACCAACGACCCCCGAGTACTTATCATACAACCGCAAGCTGCTGCGCATGGCGTAACGCTTACTGCGGCAAACACAATCGTATGGTGGGGACCGACATCTTCCCTAGAAACTTACGCTCAAGCTAATGCGCGTGTACACAGATCAGGTCAAAAGCACCCGTGTACTGTCGTGCAACTGCAAGGATCGAAGGTAGAGAAACACATATACAAGATGCTAGACCAACGTATTAACGTGCACACAAAAATGATTGATTTGTACCAAGATATACTTGAACTATAAGCTAAACTGCACTATATTAGATAAAACATAACTATAAACGGAGTATGATGCCATGACAGACGTTGTTGTGCCGGACCTTGACCGCCTCGTTTCTGTGTACGTAAAGATTCGAGATAGGAAGTTAGAGTTAGCGGCGGAATTTAAAGAGAAAGAAAAAGAGCTTGACGCCAAGTTAGACAAGCTAAAAGAAGTATTACTAGAACATTGTAAAGAAACTGGAATCGAATCTGTAAAGACCGCTTCCGGTACGTTCTGGCGCACCCAAAAGAAGCGTTTTTGGACAAGCGACTGGGAGGCAATGAGTAAGTTTATTGTAGAGAACGAAGCAGTAGACTTACTAGAGAAACGTATTAGCCAAGGTAACATGCGGCAGTTTCTTGAAGAAAACCCCGAACAACATCCGCCGGGGCTAAATGCGGATAACGAGTACACCATAACCGTACGGAGAAAAAAATGACCGAGTTAGAAAGCTACGTGCCTGTAGAGGAAGTGGCGGACTATCTTTCTGTAAAAGTGAGCACTATCCGACAGTGGGTAAACAAGGGGTTCATACCAAAAAGTACCTATATAAAAGTAGGGTACACGTACCGCTTTAACCTTCCTGCCGTGATAGAGGCGCTTAGACAAGAAGAACCTGCCCCCGATCCGACACAGATAACCGAACAACTAGAGTTAGACTTTGATGAGGATGATGATTTATGAGCGAATTAGCTTTGTTTGACAATATGCCTGCCGAATACAAAGAGTTGCTGGCCCAACTAGAGCCTGATAAAAACGCGTCAGGTGGTGGAACTAAAACTGGCACTAACCGTCTTAGTATTCGCGGTGGGGTGTTCCGTAAGGTAGTTAACGGACAGGAAGTAGGAGAGCTTGAAGCCCGTGCAATAAATATAGTTATTGTTAAAACTTCCCCTATTTCCCGTATGTACTACGCTAGCCAATACACCGCAGGTGCTAATAATCCTCCGGCTTGTTGGTCTGCCGATTCTGGTGGGGGTAAGCCTTCTGGGGATGTACCAAGCGATACGCTTCAATCTGCGGCATGTTTTGATTGCCCTCAGAACATAAAAGGTTCTGGTCAAGGTCAGTCTCGTGCGTGTAGGTATCAACAACGTGTAGCTGTAATGTTGACTGATAGCGATGGCAAATTGAAGTCTAACTCGGTGTACCAGTTGTCTCTACCTGCTACTAGTATATTTGGCGATGACAAAAAGAAGATGGGGCTACAAACTTACGCCCGTCTAATCGAAGCGCAGAGAGCACCACTTGCTTCGATAGTTACAGAGCTACGTTTTGATACTGATAGTTCTACTCCTAAGCTGTGTTTCAAACCGGTACGTGTGCTTGCCGAAGACGAAATAGGTATGGCAGTAGCCGCCCAAAAGGATGAGGCTACGCTAAAACTAGTTACGCTATCTATAAAAGCAAAGCAAGAGACTAGCGTTCCACAACTAACTGATGATAAAGTTCCAAGCCCTGCCCCAGAAACCCCGGCGTTGTTTTCTGACGAAGAAGAGGAAGAGGAGCAAGTGGAAGAACCAAAGGTTAAGGTGTCTAAGAAAAAGAAAGACGCTCCTAAACCAGAGGTTGATTTGGCTTCACTATTGGATGAGTTTGATGACTAAAACACGCGGGTGCCTTCGGGCACCCGTAATTCTCTATGACATGGACTAAATAATGACAGACACCAAACAGTTTTTAAGTACGGTGTTGAGTGATGAGGGGTATTACCACGTAGCAGGAATTGCGAAGAACAAACCTATAAAAGAAAAGTTTTACGATTCGCTAGATGCTGCTATTGAGACTGCAAACAACTTTAACGAAGAAGGGCGAGACTCTTATTTTGCGCTAGGTGTGTTCCTAGATGCTACTAAGGGCCGTACTGCGCAAAACGTGCGTGGGATAAAATCGCTGTTCCTCGATTTAGATTGTGGCGAAGGCAAACCCTACAGCACCCAACAAGATGCACTTATTGCGCTAAAGGCTTGGTATAAGAAGTACGAGCTACCTCGCCCTACAGTAGTTAACTCAGGGCGGGGGCTGCACGTATATTGGGCGCTTGACCGAGCTTACACACGCGAAGAATGGCTACCTACTGCTAAAGGGCTAAAGGCT